TTTTTGGTACCCATACTCCAGGCTTAATTTCATAAAGATTTTTAGTCCAGTGCTTATGGGAATCCATTTCTTCTTCAGCTAAGGTTTTAATTTATACTCAGGAGATGATGCCAAAGTATCCAATTCATAACTCGTCCAAGTATCATCTAACGATTTGCCATTTTCATCTTTCTCATTATCATCTTCGTTGGCAATAATCTCCCCAACATAATCAATGTAATGATCACCACTACCAACAGTATCAAAAATTTCTGTTGTAATTTCATTATAATCATTCGCTATTATTTTATCAACATATTCAGTTTTCGAAAATTCAGAATGATCAATACCACCCTTATCCAGCCACTTATTAAACACGGTGCTCTCATTACCTGACTTATCAACTTTAACATATTGTACAATTTTTAATGGGACGTGTTGTGTGACTTTATAGATATGCTTTCCAACATCTTCTTTAAAAAAATACATATCTCTTATTTCCTTTGTCATATTATTATTTAATCTCCTTCATATCCAGCCAGTCATATCCCATTTTAAGATCCGTGTCAAGAGGAATATTAAAATTAATTCCATAGTATTCTTTCAATGCAGGTATTACAGAAGCCGTACCCTGTTTAAATATTTTACTCATTATAGTTTCTTCGCCAGGATAGACATCAGCTACAATAGAATCATGGACTGTATTAATAAGTAGACTCTTTACTTTTTGTTCTTTCATTAGTTTATATATTTTTATACAAGCCAATGGTACAATGTCTGCTGTTGCAAATCCTTGTACTGGGTAATTTTTTATTTGTGTACTGTAACTTGATCCACCCCAAGGCATTCTTTCAGCATAAGGAAATCTATATTCCCTTCCAGTAGGTACCTTAATTCGTTTCAATTCAATGGCTTCGTTCTGCAATCGCTCATGCCACTTAGTAATACCTTTATATTTATCAGCAAATTTTCTATAATATCTTTTCTCTTCTTCCGTTCCTGTGACACCACCATATAAAGGCTTAAAGGTATGGGCCTTTGCATCCTGTCTTGATACACCAATTATATCTGCAGTATATTGATGGACATCAATTTTATTTTTTATATCTTCTATTCCTTGTTTATCCTGTGCTAAAAAAACAGCTGTTCTAAATTCTAATTGTGCAAAGTCCACTTCAAGAATACGCCCATGTTCAAATCGTGAAGTTACAACCTTACGGATAGGAAAAGTTTTTCCCCTTGGTTGATTCTGAAAATTAGGATCACGGCTAGACAATCTGCCTGTAGCCGTAATTGCCTGCATAAATTTAGGATGTAATAAATTATTATCATTAGTAAATGTTTTAATTCCCGCAACAAACGTATTTAAATAAGTTTCCACAGCACCATAACGGATAATGGCATCAATGAATTCTTTTAATTCTCCTTCAGCTTCCCCAACAATTTTGTTTAATGTAATTCTATCTGTTCTAAATCCAGCATCTGCTACATCATAGACACTGCGTGGTCTTTGATTAAACCCTGCAATTTTTGCTAATTTAGAATATATATAACCATCACCATCACAATCAATACATTTAATATATTTTTTATAAGGGGTTCCATCCTTTTTTATTTTATAAATTATGCCCTTACCTTTACAGGTCCCGCAGTGACTGGCGGCTGTCTGATATATTGGATCTGTATTTTGTTTTATTAATTCCCTAAATCTTGTTCGGGAATATCTAGGTCTCCGTTTGTTCTTGCCCGTTGCCTTATTAATACCAATATTAAATATTTTAGCCCATTCATTTTTATCTTTAGGTTTCTTAGAATAAATCATCCAGGAAAGTTGTTCTGTGCTTGCTGGATTTACCTTAGTATCCCCCATCTTATTATAAATGGTCTTCTCAATTGTTTGTTTTAAATGTTCAAACTCAGCTGTATATTGTTTCTCAACATCAGCTAAGGCTACTCTATCAATGTTAATTCCATTCCGTTCCATGTCAGTAAGAACTAATAGAAATTCATTCATCATCTTTATGGTTCTTAGAAGTCCCTTATTCTTGTTATCTCTCAGGTCTTCCATTTGAGAATCAAATAATCTTCTTGTTATTTCAACATCAACTCTTCCATATCTTTCTACAATATCGGGATTAATTTTTTCGAAAGAAACTCCCCTGTCTAAAAGTTCATCAATTTCTTCCTTCGCTTTTTCACCAACGTTTCTTCTCCGACAGCACATATCCAATGTTAAACTTCTACGAAGACCTCTACTTAAAACATAGTCACACAACATAGTATCATAGACGTTTCCACTATACTTAAACCCAGCTTCCAATAACCATGATAGATCAAACTTAATATTATGCCCTATGAGTAAAGTTGTTTTATCTAGGATAGCCTGTATTTTATAATAGCATCCCTTATCAATCCTATCCTCATGGTTAGTAAAATAATATTCATCATTAATACCTACACTAACTAAAATATTATTTGGATTAAACGGGAGAGGATCAGTGCCTCCATGTTTAGTTTTCTGAAAAGAAGTTTCTACATCTACTACTGTTATCATCTATACCTCTTAAAGATTACTCTCCAACCCCATGAACGGGTAATTGATACTCCTGTAAATATTAAAGCAATCCCAATACTATCTAGAATTGATGGATATAAACCAAAATAAGGAAAGCAAAAAATTTGTATTAAAATTGCTAGAACAAATCCTGATCCTACATCAATAAAACTTTCAATTAAACTCCTCATGCCCTATACCTACTGATATGTTTATCAAATACACAATCAGGTTCTCCATGATATCCTGTTATTTTATTTTTACTAATACATAAGTGTCTTGTTCTATCGGTGGGATCAACAGCTATATTCCTCCCAATTCCAATTATTAGATCTGCTTCAGCCGCCTTACCTGTCTTTGAATTCTCCATCATATCAAAGGATATAGATGATCTATTGTGGGCATCAGCTGATGCTTGGGATATGGCAATAACACAGCACTGTCTTCGTTTAGATATTTCCCTTGCTCCCGAATAGATTGCCCTCAGCTTTTCATCGCCTCTAGAAAATGTTCCTTTTACCCCTATCTTATCAAGCTGATCAATGACAATAATGTCAGGCTTATATTTTTCACAATGAGAATCAATATCATCTAGTGCCCAATCAATTGTATCAATAAGTGTAATATTATTTTTTATTTTTTCCCATTTACTATGGGCCTCTTCTAAATTCTCCGCAATCTGTACGTTAGTCATTTCAGTACAACAATTTATAATTCTCATTTGAGTTCTTACTGCAGGCTCTTCATTAATAAATGCATGTACTGTAGCACCTTGTTCAGCAAATCCATTACGACCACCCACAAGGCTAACCCAAAAGGCTGTCTTCCCCGCCTCAGGTCGTGCAAAAATAATTGCCATGTTACCCGCACCTAGTCCCGATACATTCTCTTGAAGTATAGGAATGTTAAATTTCCATTGAGTTGTTTTATTTAATTCATTTAATAAATCCCCTATGTTAGTTGTGACAGAATCAATTTTATTGTCAGGCAACCCAGCTTTATGTTTACCAATAATATCTAAGATCATATTAAAGTTTGCTTCCTTGCCATTAAATATTTCTGTTGCTTCAACAGCTACACGTTGGGCTAGTTCACGATCAGCCATGATTCTTACAATATCCTTAGCAATCCCCTCACTTGGCTCCTCAGTTTCCTTTATGTCTTCTAGTAATTTTGTGAATTGTTCTTTGGATGCACGGGTAAGCGATGGATTATATACGGAAGTATGAAGGGCATAGAGTTCGCTGATAGTAATGTCTTTGTCATACTTATCGTGAGCCTTCTGTATGGTTTCATATAAAGCACCAAAGTTTCCTTCAAATACGGACTTAGATATTTGTCCTTTATATTGCGTGTAAAATTTCTTACGCAACAATAGTTTAATCATTTGTTTTTCTATCATGTTATATTTTCCTTATCTATGTTATAGTATTTTATGATTTCCCTTTTATCTTTTTCAAGAAAACAAAAGATATAATATTTTTTTTCATATTCAAGTAAAGTTTTATGATTGTGGGGCTTTCCGCTTTCTTCATCTAGTATATTTTTTTGTAAATAATTCAATGCTGCTTTTTTGGAATTACAATTTTTTATTGTGTAACACATACTAGGTGCATACTCAGGAATCATCCATGATTCAACCTCAACATCATAGCTCATAAGTAAAAAACATTTCATATAAGTCCTAACTTTCTNTTCGATTAATTTTATCTTCAACTTCATGGGCTAACCTTCTATTGTCCTGCCTCAATTCACAAATTTCTTTTTCGGCTTCTTGTCGTAGCTTATATTCCTTCTTGTACATCTCTTCCCAATTAGTCTTATTTTCCATAGAACATCTCCTTTATTTCTTCTGTATTAAAATATTTTAAATCATCTGTCAATGTTTTAACATGAACATTTTCAAATCCACCGAGCCTTAATTCACTGGCTATCTCAAATGATTTTGTTGTTGCATCCCTGTCTAATGCCACATATAAATTCTTGTAGGAATTTAAAAATTTTTTATGGGATTGCTTTAATGACGTACCCATAATAGAAACTCCTGTAAGTATATTAGATACAGCACAAGCAGAAGCACAGTCTTCTACAATAACTGCATCATCACATATACCACATATAAAAGGCACATCCTTATTAGCATACATATACCACTTAGGATATGTTGCTGAACTCAATGCCCTGCCTATTGCTCCAACATGTTCATGTGCTTTGTGTTCATTCCTAATTAAGAATACAACTCGATCCTGTTTTACATCATATTTAATATCGGCTCTACCCCAAGACCATGCTTCCCAACAATTGTTTTTATGTAGGTACATCATGGCTTTCTCATTTGAATGTACGGATTTAAAACTGTCAGGTAAATAAAATTCTGTATCCAAACTTTCATCTTTCTGTTTGAATGTTGTATTAACATAACTCATATTTTTCTCTCCTTGTTTCTTGCCTTTAGCAGTACAAGATGCATGGAAACAATACCAACCTATACTACCATCTGTTGTATTAACTGTAAGAGTATTCTTGTTACTACAAAAAGGACAATCCATTCTCATCTCTGTATCTGGTGGAATTAATAGTCCCTCGACCACTGCTAGTTGTTGTTTAAAATTCATTTAAAATATTTATTGCCACCTTTTTTTAATAATCTAACATGCGTAATATTATAATTATTATTTTCAGTAAATTTATAATCTTTACTTTGCATATCTCTTTTTAATTCCTCGTAATATTCTTTAACTTCACCAAATATAATCTTTTCATATAATACACGTATTTTAGGAAAGTATACCCAATCTGTACCAGGGAATCTAAAAAGATTTTTAAATTTAGCTACATAAATTTGAAGATTTTTATTTTTAGCTGCAGGAATTTTAGTATTAATAATAAATCCCCAATGTCTCCATGTGACAAAAATTTTTCTATCACCTTTATCTATATTATCTTTGTCATATTTTAAAAGACTTTTAATTTTACTCATAATATTACTTCCAGCTGTTGACTAAAATTCATACCCAAGTACCTAAAATATTTTCTTTTTCTTTTTTTGTATTATTAGAATCTTCTTCATAGGTAATTGATAAATCTTGTACCAGAATAAAAAGTATCTGATTCTATTTTTGCTAATCCTTTATCCATATGCAATGCTAATGTATCTTCAAGCATTTCTATGGTTGGCTCTGTATTAAATAACATTTCAGTTGTACCAAATATACCAAAGCCATAAAATCTAATTTTGTATTTTTTCATTCTCTTTTTCTATACCACACTTTTGTTTATTTGTCAAGTGCTTTTGTTTTTTTCTGTACTTTATTATTTTTAATGGTGGAAGAGTCCCATTGTGATACTCTGGGTTTTCCTTTTTTAATTTTGTCCAGTAAGACGGGTGTTTGTATTCTATTGTCATAAGCAAATGCCTCTGTATTTTGTGCGTTAGCTCCTATATAATTTCTTAGCTTTTACTTTTTGTTGTATGTCTAATCTAAATTTTTTACCTAACCTAATAAGAAATTCTGCGTATTCAT